CAACAAGGTATGGTTCAATCTTCACAAATCAAGTTGATAAGATTATGAAAACAGCAAAGTATATTGTAATAGACATAGAAACGTTAGGTAGAAGAAATGATGCTGCTGTTACTCAGATAGGAATAGTTATAGCAGACGAAAATTTCGATGTATTAGACTCATATCTGATACAGGTAACACCTGATGCTTGGAACACTTGTGATAGAACATTTACTGGAGAAACTTTACTCTGGTGGATGGAGCAAAAGAACACTCCAATAAGTAAAAAGCCTACTCATATTGTTCATAGCTACAAATATTTAGTAGATAAGTTATATCAAATCTTTGATAGATATAATACAGAAGAAACTACAATATGGACTAAAGGTTCGATGGATCTATTCTGTATTAAAGATTTATGTGAATACTTTGATATGAATACTCCATGGGAGTTCTGGCAACCAAGAGATATTAGAACTGCAAAGGAGTTCATAAAAGAGTGGAAGACCATAGAGAATGGAAATGCTCATGATGCTCTTGACGATGCCCTTACAGAATTATCAGAATTAAAACTCAACTTAATTTAAAAATGGATTATGGAAACAAAAATCAACATAGCAGATATATTGAAAGATAAGCCAAAGGGTACGAAGTTATATTCTTCCGCTTGTGGTAAATGCAAGTTAGAAGAAGCAGATGATAAAAGTTTCAAAATATCCTTCTATAATTCAAAGTTTGGTTTTATGAATGGTGGAGAAGGGCATCTTGATAAAAATGGCAAATTGTATGATGATGGAGAATGTGTCGTTTTCCCATCAAAGGAAATGCGAGATTGGTCTAAGTTCGCCTGGAAGAAAGGAGATATATTAGTTGGTTGTGCTAAAAAAATTATATTTGATAAATTTACAGATGATACGTATAGTTACTTTGAAGGTAAGTATTGTTTAGAACAAGACCCTTATAGTGACTATGAAACGTATAGAGGTGAAGATAAAGGACTATTAACAAAATATTTTCATATTCCAGAACGGTGTATTGCTCAGTCCTATATCAAAAACATCGAGGAAAGATTAGGTGGTAAGCTTAACCTTGAGACTTTGGAGATTGAAAAACAGCCTGAGTTCAAGGATGGGGATATTATTACCATTACGCCTCAAATTGGAAATAATCTTATCTTTATCTTCAGGGCAAAAGATGTCGAAAAGTATTACTGTCATGCTTACCTCGATGGAAACATAGCTATTGTTAATGATGATAGTTATTGTCAAAAATACTTCTGTACAGCTCGTCCATCTACAGAAGAAGAGCAGAAACAACTCTTTGATGCTCTTGCAAAGAAAGGCAAAGCTTGGGATGCTGTGAAGAAACAGATTGTTGATTTGAAGCCAAAGTGCGAGTTTAAGCCATTCGACAGATGTATTTGGAAGATACGGAATTGTGAAGGCTCTATATGGCGAGCAAGTTTCGTTTCTTATGTTGATGAGTATGGTGCTATTCCAATGGGTATGTCTATAGATGAAGATTTGGTTAACTTAATTATCCTTCCTTATAACGACCAGACTAAGCTCCTCGTGGGTACTACCGATGAATGGAAAGGAGGTGAGCAATGATTAAACAAGTTACTATGTATTCTGTCGTATGTGACAGATGCGGGATAATTTTGGAGGATGGTGCTATTTGGTAAGACAAAAGTGCTGCATTATAATTTAGTTTTAGATATGGCAAGATTTGAAAAAGACAAAAAGTACGAGGTAGTTAATGCCTTTGAATCTCTTCAAGAGATAGAGAGTTTAATTAAAAACCTCAAAAAGAAGTTCGCTTCTAAGGAGTGGAAAGTTGAGATAAGACGCAGTTATTAACCGCCTTCTGGCATAAAAAAAGAGACATGGATATAGATAAATTAAATAGAGCAAATCTTTTATCAAAGTGCTTGATCCCTAATGTAGATGCGCTTTTATGTAGCCATAGGCATACTAATGAAACCATCGGAGAATATCTTAATAGCTTATCGAAATGTGACAAAGAGTTTAATTCTAAATATACACAACTTTTAAAAGAAACAAAACAGAGATTTCAGAAAGAGTTTGATGAACTTTAGTTATTAACCATCCTGCAAAGGATATAAATAGATAGAAGAAATATGAGTGAAAAAGTAATCAAATCGTACAAGGCATTCGACAAGAATATGCAATGCCGAGGATTCCAGTACGAAGTTGGAAAAGAGTATGAAATGGACGGAGAAATCAAGTGTTGCGATCGAGGTTTTCATGCTTGCAAGTCTCCGATGGAAGTATGGGACCACTACGATATGCTTAGCTCTCGCTTTGCAGAAGTAGAACAGTCTGGTAAAATTGATGAAGAAGGATATTCAACAAAGGTTTGCTCTTCGCATATCAAGATTAAGGCCGAGTTGAAGCTGGCAGACATCATTAAGGTCGGTGTCGAGTGGCTGAAAGATATTACCTCACCAACAAAGGTTAAGACAGATATTGCGAAGAATGATAACGGAGGTGACTATGCTCAGATTGGTTCAAGCGGTTACTCTGCTAAGATTGGTTCAAGCGGTGACTCTGCTAAGATTGGTTCAAGCGGTGACTCTGCTAAGATTGGTTCAAGCGGTGACTCTGCTAAGATTGGTTCAAGCGGTGACTATGCTAAGATTGGTTCAAGCGGTGACTCTGCTAAGATTGGTTCAAGCGGTTACTATGCTAAGATTGGTTCAAGCGGTGACTATGCTCAGATTGGTTCAAGCGGTGACTCTGCTAAGATTGGTTCAAGCGGTTACTCTGCTAAGATTGGTTCAAGCGGTTACTATGCTAAGATTGGTTCAAGCGGTGACTCTGCTAAGATTGGTTCAAGCGGTTACTATGCTAAGATTGGTTCAAGCGGTGACTCTGCTAAGATTGACAGCACAGGAGAAGACTCCGTTATTATGTGTGCTGGAAAAGAATCTAAAGCAAAAGCAAAGGCTGGATCATGGATAACATTATCAGAATGGAAATGGAATGATGATAAAAAACGGAAAGTTCCAGTATGTGTCAAAACAGAGTACGTTGACGGAAATAATATCAAGGCTGATACTTGGTACCAACTTAAAAACGGAAAGTTCGTTGAAGTTAATGAGTAACTAACCACCCTCTCATTGGCAACAGGGAGAGGGTAAAAAGAAGAAAATGGATGGTAAGACAAGCAGGAATAAAAACGGAAAGAATCAGAAGCGGGATGTATCAATTATATTACAAACACCACTCGCCAATAATATTGAGAATTGATAATATCGGATGGCAGGCAGTACTTCCTTCTGGTTCATTTGCAAATGCAAGAACAAAAGCACAATGTGTTATACTTGCATGTGTAGAAATTGACAAAACAGAGCCGATAGAGGAAGATCTTGCTACAGGCAAATATGTTAGTTGGTGGCAAGATGACCCTATATTTAAGACAAAGGAGGATAAGCAATGAGTAAAGAAAAAGCTATAGAGTTAATCAAGGAGGTTAAACATAGTTTATTTTTAGTGAAGAGTATGTTGTATATTAGAGATGATACTCTTGTAGAGAAAATTGAATTAAATATTCAAAAATGTGATAAGGCACTTAAAGAGCTTGAGGATTGATATGACAAAAGAAGAAGCTAAAGAATTTTATCCTATTCTGCAAGCTTATGCAGAAGGAAAGGTAATTGAGTGTAGAACAAAACCAGGCGCTATAAGCACCAGTATTCCGAATGAATGGACCGAAATGAAAGAAATTGGTTTTTGGAATGGTATAGAGTATCGCATTAAACCAGAACCAAAGTATCGTTCTTTTGCCAATAAAGAAGAGTGTTGGAATGAAATGCTGAAGCATCAACCATTAGGCTGGATAAAATGTAAAGAAGGTTATTTTAATATTGTTTATGTTAATGACTATTATGCAGGCTTGGACGATTCGGATGGTAGCGCCATCTTGCTGGCTTCAAAAAATAGCTATCAAGACAACACCTTCTTCGACGGAACTCCTTTCGGTATTAAAGTGGAGGAATAGTATATGAACCAAGAATATATAATACACAAAGAGCTGAAAGAGATGCTTGTATGTTGGTTTTAGGACATTGAGGAACTTAGTAGTAAGCTAACAAGTGGAAATGTTTCTCATCAAGGAGCAACTATTAGAAACAAGGCTATAAGATGTTCTAAGTTTATCAAGGAGTTTTGTAAAACTAAGGAGGAATAGTTATGGCATGGGTAGCAACTAATGCAAATGGTTTAGAATTTCTTTTTAGAGAGAAACCATACAGAAGTGGATATGGAGAATATGGATATTGGAATCCTACATATTCTAGTATCGGTGGTTGTATTCTTATACCTCATGGAAGCATTAAGAAACTCATCGGAAGGGAATTGACTTGGGAGGATGAGCCAGTAGAACTTAAAGAAGAATGATTATGGATAAAAACATTTGTGATAATACATTGGTCTTTGGTAGCTGTTATGTTAGAAGTTGCATTGAGGTTCCTTCTTTGAAAGCAGGAAGAGCTAAGTGGAAGGCTTTTTATAAAAAGTTTCCTTGGTTAAAAGGTCAATCTTTTTATCTTAGACGTTCATGCTTCTGGGATGGTGGTGAAAGGAATTTAAAGGCA